TTGATTCTAGCATAATGAGGAGCATATGAACTGTATTTATTGTAAAAATTGTGTTGGTGTAGATCGTTATGAGTTTCTTGTAGAAACCAATCGGAAAATTATTTGTAAAGAGTGTAGTGTAGAGAATCGTGCTGTAGGCTTTATGGACTGGGGACATAAAACAGCCCCAAGTTTAGTTATGGTTCCAAGTAATGCTAAAGAAACGATTCGTATTTTAGATAGGGCCAATAGGAGAGCAAGATGAATAAAATGACTTGGCTTGATCTTTATAAATTTCTCCATGAAAGAGCCAACAATATTAAAGCTGTTGGTACTTTTGATTGGGATCGACCAGTTTTAGTTCATGATGCTAATACAGGTGATGAATTTATTTGTGACACATATTATGTAAGTGATAATCGTGGGGATGATAGGCTAGTGCTTATCACTAATATTGAAAAGATTTTTGAGGAGAACTCTTAATGGATTTTGAAATTGAAAAACTACTATTTCAACAAGTGGATAAGCCCAAGAATCATTTAATGACTAAAATTATCAATGTTTTTCATGATTATTATAGAATTAATGTTTATACAGAAATTGAGGAGGATGGTCTAATTAAGCGGAAAATATCTCAAAGCTATCTAGCCACCTTTAGAAATAATGTATTAAATATTATTCCTGAAAATGACAAAAAGCCAGACGATCTGAAAAAGAAGCGATAAAATAAAAATTTTTGAATCCTCTAAAGGCAACCCCTTGACAATGCCGATAACTGTGTTATGCTTAGGGCGTAACGACAACACTTTAGGAGATATGAAACATGGCTAAGGGTCAAAAAATTTGCTCTAATCCTGCTTGTGGAAAGCCTTCTGGACCGAGGGCATTTGTTTGTAAATATTGCAATACACAATTTGTATTTAAGGCTCAGAGTAAGGAAAAGAAGAACACGAAGATTATTCGTGATGTTAATTGGCGTGAACTAATTAAGGGCGATAGAATTAAGGTTGCCGGTGGTCCCTACTTTATGCACAGGGGTGAGTTTATTCCTATGGGCTATCGTGGCAGATTTATCGTAGAGAGTCTTGATAAGAATGGTATCCTTGCTTGGGGACTTGACAAGCATAATGGTTTCTGCCATATTTACATGGGTGGAGATTTTCAAAACAAGGAAACTCAAGTTTGGAAAACCAAACATAAACTTATGAAACTTAAAACTAAGGAAGAAGTATCGTGAGTCTGTCACAAGACCAAAAGCATCAATTGAATAAACTAATGGACTATAGGGATGCTATATCTAGTAGTATGTTTCATATTGAGCGTATTCTTAAATATCATTTTCCAGAAGAATTTAATTTGGCATATCAACACTATATTCCTCAAATATTAACCGCTTTATATGAAGATAAAAAATGGCTTAGTCGCGGAGGATATAGTTTACAGGATACTATTAATAAGCTGATGGATCAGGCTAAAGACGATAATACCGGAACAACCACTAGAAAATTTATTTGATTGGGGTATAAAATATGAACGAGATTTATAGTGTTAGCGACCTGAATAAGTATGCTGAAAGCATTAGGAAAAATGCTGCTCTGTCTTTTACAGAAAGCTATAATGAAAATCTTGATGATTTTATCAGTATTCCTCAGATGAAAAATCTTATCACTACTAATGCTATTGGAACGGATGAAGATGGTAATCTTTTGATTGATGAGGCTAGTTATAATAAAACTTTTGATGAAGTTAGTATCTGGCTACATAATGTAGGACTTGCTAAACTTGCTGCTGCTGGAAGGGTGGAGTGTGCTTGGGATAGCAAACTTAACGAGATGACATTTTGGCTACCATCAAGTGAACTTACTTTAAAGAGCGAAGATGATGAACCAAAACCAAAAAGAAAATCTACTAGAAGAAATAAGAAAACTAAAGATTGATCTAGAAGAACTCAGAGAGTATGTATATTCAGATTTTTGCCAACAATGTTTAGATATGAAGGAAAAGATTACACAATATGAAAATAAAATAAGCGTTTTGGAATCTCTCTTGACAAAACGAGACTGAGGGTTAAAATATATTCCATACGGGGCGTTCATCTAATGGTCTAAGATGTCACTCTTATAAGGTGAACAAGAAAGTTCGATTCTTTCACGCCCTATTTTTTAAAACTCTTAGTATCAATGAGGTATTATGTCAAAAAAAGAAAACACACAAATCAAAAATTTTATTATTGTATTAGTTTTAGCTGTATTGCTAGTATCAATATCATTTAATATTCTATATCTAAATAGTATTTATTTTTTGACCCATGAAGTCAATCAACTTAAAAATACTATGACTCCAGTATCAGCACAAGAATTTGACATAATGAAAAAAGAAATTAATAGATTATCTAATCAAAAATATGACCAATGATTTCTTACATTCTATCAAATAGACAATGGGTATATAGGGTATCTTTTATGCCTAGAAGATGCTATGTTTCCGATAAAAGTTTATGGTTACAATTAGCATATCGTGGACGTAAAAGAATTTGGAGTATTATAGATAATGGATATACGTTAAATGACGATATTTGGATCAGTAAAGAGGTATATCAAAATTATATGGGGGGCGTAAAGGTATCGATTGGATAAAGAAGATTATATTAGCAAGTAGTAGTTGATCTGGTGGCTACTCTAAAACCAGATTAAACGCTTAACTGGCGTAAATCAGTTAGCCCTTGCTGCCTAATTAAATAGCAGCAACAATCTTAGGAAGCGATGAAGGTAGCGTCCAAAAGATTGTCGTAAAATCCTTCGGCTCCTGTTAGTGGTGACGGTTAACAGGCCAAGATGTGTCACTAGGATTGATGAATGTTTTTTATTCTTTAATCATATCCAAAATCTTATGAATAAAATAAACTTGTAGAAAATATAATTAGAAATATCGCAAGACGGGGATTCGACTTCCCCCGCCTCCACTTAATATGAGTAGAAAAATTTGTACATATTGTGGTAAAAGAAAAAACAGAGGTAGTTTTCCTAAACATAAGCATTTTAAAGACAATTTAGATAGTCGTTGTAAAAAGTGTGTTAAAAAACATTCTAAAGTTAGAGTTAAGTTACATAAAAAAGCACCACCAAAACCAAGTGTGTGTGAATGTTGTAAAAAAAATCCTATCAAATGGGCTTTAGATCACGATCATAATGATGATAGTTTTAGAGGATGGTTGTGTGATAAATGCAATACTGGTATCGGTAAATTAGGAGATAATTTAGCTGGAATTGTTAATGCTATGAATTATTTTCTTTCAAGGCCACAAATAAATGATCACAAAAATTAATCAGCACCTAGAAGAAAACCATATGACATATTGCGAACATCTAAAGTTTGCTATTTTTTACGGATTGGTATGTTTGGTTGCGGGTATGTGTCTTATTATTCATTCTATATTTCCTTGTTGGTTTCAAACCTCTGGTAGCGATCTGGTACAATATATGGCTGTTGTATTCAAGAAACGGCGACGATTAGACGATACTTGACAAGAGGATTACCTCATGGTAGAATTGGGACAACACAGGAGAAAATAGAAATGTCGTTTGAGCATCTTAATGGTTTTGTTCGTGATTTGAAGGCAACTAGCAGTACAATTGACAAGGTTGGAATTATTGAGGATTATACTTCCTCTAATGACAGTGGGGCAAACTTTATTAAAAAGATTCTCCTCTATACCTATCATCCTCTTTGGCAGTATAATGTGACTAGTGACAATCTTAAAAAGAAAAGCCATCTGCGTGGCAAAGTTTACAAATCTATATTTGATCTGTTGGATTCTTTAAAGAACAGAGAAATCACAGGTCATGATGCTATTGGGGCAGTTAATACTTTTATTGACAACCAAAGAGAATACGAGGAACTGATTCACTGTATTATTGACAAGGACTTGAAAACCCGTGCTGGAGATAAGCTGATTAATAAAGCTATCCCAGACTTTATTCCAGAATTTAGTGTTGCTCTAGCAGATAAATATGAGCCTAAGCTTGTAGACTGGAAGGATGGATGGTATGTTAGTAGAAAAATTGACGGTGCTAGATGTATTGCTGTTGTTGATGATAATGGCAACTCTACTTTCTACTCCCGTACAGGAAAAATCTTTGATACTCTTGGTATTGTTTCTGATGGTATTAAGGCTCTTGGGGTTAATAATGTAGTATTTGATGGAGAACTTTGTCTTGTTGATGAAGATGGTAATGAGGATTTTCAGGGAGTAATGAAACAGCTTAAAAAGAAAGATCATACTATTCCTAATCCTTCTTATAAAATTTTTGATATGATTAGTCACCATGAATTTTATACCAAACAAGGAACCCCCGGTAAAACCTATACTCATAGATATAATAGTCTTAGAACGGTTATGAAAAAGAATACTTGTGTTTGTTTAAGTTTGCTTGGTCAAGAAAAGATTAAAGATGACGATCATTTTGCCGAATGGACTAAAAGATCTCAAGATTATTCTTGGGAGGGACTAATGTTGAGAGCAGATGAACCGTATAAAGGTAAGCGTAGCAAAGACCTGTTGAAATATAAGAGTTTCAATGATGATGAATATGAGGTAGTTGATGTCGAAATGGGTCCATTCCGTTATGTTAAAGACGGTGCAGAAAATGAGGAAATTATGCTAAGTTGTGTAACTATTAAGCATAAGGGTTATGATGTTAGAGTTGGTTCTGGTTTTAGTATTGAGCAAAGACAAGAGTTTTATAAGAATCCTAAGAAAATTCTAGGGAAAATTATAACTGTACAGTATTTTAGTGAGAGCCAAAACCAAGATGGTGGTATTAGTCTTAGATTTCCTACATTTAAGGTTTTACATGGTGTTGAGAGAGATGTTTAATGTTAGAAATTTATCAGAATAAAAACACACCAATTAAAAATTTTACAATTTATGGTGAAAGACATTCTGGTACTAATTTTTTAGAACAAGCTATAAAAAATAAATTTGATCTTGATGTTGTGTGGGATTTTGGATGGAAGCATTTTTTTGGGTTGAGTCATCCAACTAAAATACAACTAGCTGAATCTACTTTATTTTTTTGCATAGTTAGAAATCCTTATGATTGGATTATGGCTATGTATAATGCTCCTCATCATGTTCATCCTCATAATTCTTATAATCCTATTACATTTCTGACTAGTGAATGGTACTCTATTGATAGTCATGGTGTGGAAATTTTAGAAGATAGAAATTATACTACTAATTTAGTCAGATATAAAAACATATTTGAGTTGAGACAATTAAAATGCTTATATCTAGTAGAGACTATGCCAAGGGTTTCCAATAATTGCATAGTTTTATCTTATGAAAATTTAGTTCTAAGTAATCAAAGAATTTTGGATACTATTGGATATAGGTTTAATCTTACTAATACTAATAAGCCACCTTTGCCGCGAGAACTTAAGAAGTATTATGTTGAAGATAAACTGAAAGATATTATAGATTCTAATATAAACTGGTCTATTGAATCTATGATGGGCTACTCCAAAATCGGAAAAAACTAAAGATAACGCATTTGACAAGACGATACGGTTAGTGTAGAATGGTAGCGTACACTTTGGAATCAACTATTGGAGCAAATATGACTGAAGAAGTTCTTGAAAAGAAGCCGGTTGTAATGAATACCTCTAAGGCAGATGAGTTTTTTAAGACTTTCCCTAAAGATAAGGTAGTAGCTTATAAGGACTACTGGGATAGTGTGCGACCTAAGAATAATGATGATATTTTTCGCCGTTACCTCTTTGCCTATTGCAGCGTTCATACCACTTGGCAGGGAAATGTTAAGGGGTATAACGCAATTAAAAACTTCAATGAATGGATTGATAGCAAAGAAATTTTGCTTGAGAAACTCCATAAGAGTGGGGTTGGACTGCACAACAATAGAACTAATTATATTTGGGATTTTAGTCAAAAGTTTTGGGCTAGTCCGAAAGATTTTTATCTAACCACTAAAAAGTATCATGTGAAGAAAAGAGATACTATTCTTGATAAGATTAGTGGTATTGGATTGGCTAAAATTAGCTTTGCTCTTGAAATGATTCATCCTAATGAAGCAAGGATTTTGTGTGGTGATATTCATCAGTTGAGACTTTACGATGTTGAGGCTCTGAAATATAATAAAAGCAAGGTTGGGTCTGCTATTTATAAGAAAATGGAACGTCACTGGATGATTAATTGTGGCAAACTTAAAGTGCCGTCTTATATTGCACGATCTATTTACTGGGATAATCTTCAGAAAAAAGAAGATAGTCGATACTGGTCATTTGTGCTTGAGGATTAAATAATGAGTCAAAATGGCAAAGGTTCTAAACCTAGACCCAAAAGTGTAGATCAACAAACATGGGCTAAAAATTACGATAGGATTTTTAAACATGGGAAACGTGACAAATCTAAAAGAAAATAAGACTATTTTTATTCCTTGTGGTTGTAGAAG